AATTCAGATTTAGGATTATCTTTATTACACCTTTTCCATTGCAAATCATAAGGCAAATAAGGCGCTAAGTATTCTATTTTCATTTTCATAATCTATTCGCCTATATTAGTGAGCAGGGCTTTTCTCTGTTATTATCTTAGTTAGCTCAACATACTTTCTTGACCATCCTTTAAGTAAGATTTGTCATCTAAAGCTTCTCCTACCTCACTATACCTACCATTTTGCAGATTATATTTAAATTGAACTTTGCCTAACTCTCCAATATGTCTAAATTTAACTTTTTGGACATAAACATCAGTTAAACCTGCTTTAAAATCTCTATAAACTGTTATTCCATTATCAACTTGATTATAGAAGTTAGCAGAACCAGCGACATCATACAGAGTTGGAACTTCATACAGCTTGTTTTCTAATCTCTGCATCTTTCTAGGATGTGCTACTAAAAATATATGTATATCATATTTTTGTTTAAATATTGTGAGCTTAGTCAAGAACTTATTTATAAAATTAGTTTCGTTTTGACCACCAATATTAGCATCAATTTTATTGTATGGATCAATTATTAAAGCGTTTATACCATGCCTTCTAATTAATCCTTTTGCAGTTTCAAGTATAGCATCTATAGTATAAACATCACCATCAGGTCTAATCCAATGAAAATGTTCTGATATAAAGTTTTTAGCTGAACCTAATTCATTCTTAGTCATCCTATCATATCTAGTTATTTTTCTAAATGATTTTCCAATCAGCTTTTCAGCTAGTACAGAAAAATGTAGTTGCATAGGATAATGCTCTGGACTAAATACACCAAACTTCCAACCATGTTGAGCAGATAATCTCATTGCTAAATGTTCTAGAAAATTACTTTTACCATGAGTAGGTATTCCAGTTATAACAGTTAATTGTGAAGATGCAAAGCTAAATAAATTATCAAATGAATTGTGATTAATAGTATTACCTCTTTTTAATCCTTGATCATACAATGTGTCAATATCTACATCAAAATCATTTACATTCAACACACCTTCTAATGGATAGCTTTGAGCATTATCTATACAATGTTTAACTGCATCTTTATCGTAGCTAATTAAAACATCATTAATATCTTTACATCCATCTGGATATGCAACTCTATAACAAATATCTCTGCCTATTCTTCTTGATAATTCCTCTTGTAGCTTTTTACCTGGCTCATCATTATCTACAGCTAAATAAACTTTTTCTAAATCTTCAGGAAAATCTTTTAAATACTCCATCTTTAAATTACTAGCACCATTAGGTACTGAAACACAATTCTTATATCCAGCTTCATAAAATGCCAACTTATCCATCTCTCCCTCCACAACTATAACACTAGTCTTACCTAATAAATCATCTAGTCCATACATAATTCTTTCGGCATCCTTTACTAGTTTAAAATTCTTAGCTGCATCTCTATATTTTATATTAATTAATTTACTATCTCTAAAGTATTTAAACTGTATAGTAGTTGCTTCTTTACCTACTTGTGGCATATATTCTTTACCCTCTGCAATTCTATTCTTGATCATAGTTTCAGCAGATATTCCTCTATCATAAAACCATTTTATAAGATTTTCAGAGTAAACTTGATTAACATTTATTTCTTTTGGTAGTACAAAAGGTTTTTCATTCATAAAATTGTTTTGTTTTTTTAATCCACCATTCCATCCACAGTTATGACAATTCCAAATGCCATCATCTATATTAACTGAAAGACAAGGATCAGCTTTCTTTTTTCTATCTTGAGAACACTTAGGACATTTTGTTTTAACTTGACCTGAGTTTCTTTTTATTATTATACCTTGATCGCTAAATGTCATATACTCTTAATTAAATTAGCAACTTTTTTCCAATCATCAATTGTACTGTTATTTTTCTTTTTATATAATTCACGCAAGGAATCTAAAGCATCTTTAATTTTATGTTTCTTTGTTTTATTAGAATTTTTTATATCTATGGGTAGTCTATCTGTCAAATCCCATTCTATTGATGTTCTTCCTGTAATAGTACATTTTCTATTTTGAACCTCATAAATAACTCCAAGTTTTCTTAATTCAGTAAATCTTGTTGCTTCTTGTTTAATGACATTCATAGTTTCATATACTTCTCTAGTTGTAGATGGCTTCCCCATTGACAATAAAGCTGAATAAACTTCAAATCTCATTTTAGATAAAAGCCCCTCTGACTTAATTTGCCTATAGCAACCTATTGATGTTTGTCTTATATTCATATTAAAATACCATTCCATCAAATCCATTTCCAGTAAAGCCTTGCTTTGAATTATTATCAACTTCATCATCCCAACAACCTTGATTTAACCAAGTGCCAGGATGTTTTTTAAATTTAGAATCTGTTATTGAATCTGAATATTGCTGTGCAGACACAACACATTTCTTACAAATATCTAAGCTTAATTCAATAAACTTATCATAACATAATTTTCTGCTTTTCTTTACATTATAAGCTTCCCAAAATTCATTAAATAAAACACTCTTTTCATTCTTAGTATTATCCTCTACATTTTTGAGGGGGGGTGTTCCACATTTTTGTGGAGGGGGTATTTTTGCTGATTTAGGTATATTTGAAACAAGAGAAATCATTCTTTGATCTACATTCTTGGCATCATTTTTAACTAAATATATTTTAATAAAATTATGTAAAGATAAATTCTGTAAATTTCTACTTATACTTTTAGGATTTCTATCAAATAGCTTTCCAAAATAAGCGTTAGATGCCCAGCAATAGCCTTTAAAGTTCGTTAGACAGGTTATTTCAGCATAAAGCAATCTTTCCATTGGATTCAGTTTTTTACTGTATCTAACATCGGCAGGAATTACTGCGTAATAATTTGGTTTTTCACTCATCTTGTTAATTTTTTAATTCTGCGTTGTAAAAGAATTGAGTGCGTAAATTCAGAATCAACAGTAACTTCATCAACTAGTGATTGTAACTCCTCAATTATCTTTTCATTAGTATAGTCATCTATGCTATCCATTAGATCCATAGGGCAGAGAGTGTTATCGCACAAATCATTTAACTCATCTAGTAGTTTTTCTTTATCCATAGTTTTGTTTTGTTAGTTAAAAAAAAGGGGAGAGTTACAATAATAAAAACATTTAATAGTTATATTTTGTCCGTAGTGGACACTCCCCCCTAATTTATTTAGAATGGTAAGTCATCTTCTTGTTGAACTACTGCTTTCTTAGCAGATGGTTGCCCAGCACCTTTAGTTGGCTTCCAAGTATCTACATAAGAGTAATGTGTTATTCCTGTATCAGAAGCTTCTTTTCTTCTTGCTACAATTAAATTACACCAACCATTATCATCTAGCTCTTTTAATTGAGCTATTACATCTTCAGTCTTAAGACTAACCTTAAGCTGTGTTCCACCATTATCAAAAGTTTTTTCCTTGATAATAATTCCATTTACATACTGTTTTTCTGCCATCTTTTTGTTGTTTTTAATTTTTGAAACTATTGAGGTCGTTCCATTAACCTGGTTATCGTACATCGTTGTAAAATATTCTATGTTTATCATAATAATTCTAAGTTTATTAGTTCTATTGATTTTTGCAACTCCTTTATTTGTTTAGCCATTAATCCTACTTTAGCCTTTCTATACCCTGTGTTGTACTCATCAAGACAGCTTTTATATAAATCCCTATACTCTTCATAATATTTAAGATTCCAATCATGGTCATTAACATACTTTAATATAGAAGCATGATGTTTACCAACTATCTCTGCTGATCTTTGAGATGTACATCCATTATCTCTCAGCATATATCCTAAAACACTACGAGATAAAGCTATAGGTCTTTGTCTGCATTTACCTCTAGTAACCTCTCTCTTAACTCCAGAAACTAATTCTACAATTCCAACTATAGCTTCCTCTGTACTATTCAAATTTAAATTCTTCATCACTTAATTTTTTCGCTTTAATTAATAATAATTTTAATTCTTTTTCATCTAGTTTTTCTTCAAGATATTTTAAAGATATAAGAAATCTTTTTTTATTATCTATTTCATCCATAAATAACTCCTCCTCATTATCTAAAACTTCAGATATACTTATGTCTAATTTTTTAAAACAAAGCTCTAAATACTTAGTTCTTACTGTAGATCGGTGAATACTCTCTCCTAAGAAACCTAAAGCATCCCAACAAAATCTTTCTGGATGATGATAAAAAACAGGACTAATACACCAGTATTTTTTTGGAATAACTTTTAAAAATTCATAAAAATAATTTATAGGTATTGTTAATCCTATCGGTATTATTGTGGCAACACTTTTACTTGTTAAAGAAAAAAGCCTTCTAACATTCTTTAGATTTGAATACTCCTGCTCTGCACATTTGTTTAAATTGTTCTTGAGTGTCTTTAGGGCAGTCGTTCTCCCTAAGGTCTTTGATGATCTCTTCTGCTTCATTATATGTTAAATCGTTTAAATTAATATTACTGTATGAGTAATTACTAGCAGATGTAACCATAAGTTGTTCAATAAAACCTATTTGCCACATTGTACATTCTTTATCACCATCCTCTAATACATCATCTATCCAGTCAGTCATTTTATTTT